AGTAACAATTATTACTCTCATTTTACAGCATCCTTCAATTTATTAACTGTTTTCTTTAAAATATTAGAAGCTGGTCTGTCAGATGCAATAGTTTCTTTGCTATTTAAATCATTGCTGATTGTTTCTAGTTTGTCTTTTAATGCTTTTTTTTCTGCATCATTGACAGTTTTTACTTCTTTTTCTTTGGCACTAATTTCTTCAAGTTGCTGTTTCATAGCCTCTTGATCTTTAATATTTTGTTCTAGCTGTTTCTGATTATACTCAAGAAGAGCTTCGCGCTCTATCCCTATGCGCCAAGAGTAATAACCAGCAGATAGTGTTCCAAATACAAGTATGCCAATAAATATGTAAAGTTGTAATCGTCCGAACATAATAACCTCCATCGCTAGGAATATTTATATTATGGAACTATTGGAATGTAAATATAAAATAAAAGAATTGATTAATGCAATGGTAAACACTGTTGGTACTGAAACAACTATTGAATTTTTAACATTCATAATCGCGGTATTGAATAAACATAAGGCAGAAGAACAATGAAAGTGAACATAGGTCCGTATCTTACCTACTATGGCCCATATCAGATCGTTGATAAGATTTTCTTTTGGGTAGATCGTAAAGGTATATTTCCTGATGATGACCCACGTTGGGAACGCTGGGACTATAAGATGTCCGAGAGACTTGGTGATTGGCTTGTTGATACTTGGTTCAATGATTTCTGTCATTGGCTGTACTCTAATCGTAAGCGCAAGGTGAGTATTCATATTGACGAATACGACACTTGGTCAATGGACCATACACTATCAATGATCATTTGCCCTATGCTTGAACAACTCAAGGAAACTAAGCATGGTTCTGGTCATGTTGATGATGAGGATGTACCAGAAGAGCTGCGTTCTACATCTGCACCAGATTTGACTGATGACCAGAAAAACTATGGTTATACTGATGACAACTTTCACAAACGTTGGGATTGGGTGCTTGACGAAATGATATTTGCTCATCGTTCTCAGTTCAATGATTGGGAAGATGAATTTTATGATAGCAAAAATTATGATGCTATGCGTGAAATCGAAAAGCGTATAGCAAATGGATATCGTTTATTTGGTAAATACTATCAGGGACTTTGGGATTGATGAAACCATCCCGATATGCAATAGAAATACCTAAGAAAATTATTGTAGAATCAGCAAATATGGCTGGTCCTGATAGCACATACCATAGTATATTAAAAGCATGTGAAGCATTCGAAGAAGCTGAAATGACTCCAATATTTTTGTATGACAAAGCAATTAACATTATATTTTGTGTAGCAAAAGAAACATACGAAAAAAAGTTGCACTGACCCCTTTAAAAATAGCATAAAATAACTATATAATATCTGAGATGCCTGATGGGTCTCATATTTTAAACTCTCGCTTAACAGGAGAACTACTATGAATACACCATATCGTTTCGATCACACATTTTCAGACCTTGCCAAGTTTGATAAGTTTTTAGTTGGCTCTGATAAATTTATGGCAAAGATTCAAGAAACTGCTGAACTTATTGCCAACTCTGCTGCCCACTCGGGATATCCTCCATTTAATTTGAAGAAGACAGATGATAATGTCTATGTGATTGAGATGGCTGTTGCTGGTTTCGGTAAGCAGGATATTGAACTTACGCTTGAGGAAAACAAACTTAAGATTGCTGGTCAAACAACTCTTGATACTATCACAGATGACGGAATCAATCAGCATTTCCTTCATAAGGGAATCAGCGACCGTCCATTCACTCGTACCTTTACTCTTGCTGATAATGTTGTTGTTAACAACGCCAAGATGGTAAATGGTATGCTTAAGATCTGGCTTGAGCACATTATCCCAGAAGATAAGAAGCCAAAAAAGATCGACATCGAAGAAGAGGAAGCAACTTCAAAGGTAGTTGCTAAGAAATAAATGTTAAATGTTTTTAATTACTATATTAACCAAGCAACAACTTGGTTGCATAGAACTGTTGCTTATAATAAAGCTTTCGAAGAGCTTCATAAGCTAACAGATAGAGAGCTGGCTGACTTAGGTATATACCGTTGTGAAATACATAATGTTGTTGCGAATACATTGAGACAGAGAATACCAAGTCAGTCTTTCTGACCATAAATAACGGGGAATTCGTTCCCCGTTATCATTCATAGGAGGCAATATTGAAAATTACATTAGAACAACTATGCAATTTCTTTGAAGACACTGATGATTTTGTCCTTAAGAATTTTGTAGATCCAATTAATAAAGTAATTGATGAATTTGAAATCAATACACCAGAACGTATCTCTATGTTCCTTGCTCAGATTGGGCATGAGTCAGGTGGATTGACAAAGCTTCATGAAAACCTAAACTATAAGGCTGCTCGACTTGTTCAAATATTTCCAAGATATTTTAAAGATGTTGACCCAGATGACTACGCTGGAAATCCTGAACGTATTGCTAATCGTGTCTATGCTAATCGCATGGGGAATGGTAGTGAAGATTCTGGTGATGGCTATAAATTCCGTGGCCGAGGGGCGGTTCAACTAACTGGTCGCAGTAATTATGAGGCATGCGGTAAGGATCTTGATGTAGATCTTGAAGCAAACCCTGACTATCTAGAAACACCAGAAGGTGCAATTAGATCAGCTGCTTGGTTCTGGGATCAACATGATCTTAATGAGCATGCTGACCATAAAGATGTTCTTGTTGTTACTAAGAAAATCAATGGTGGTACTATTGGTCTTGATGAGCGCAGAGAACTATTTGAAGAAGCACTTACTATATTTGCTTGACATTTGGTATAATAAAGGTATAATGGAAATTATGCCTTTTTTTATTTGGGAGTTATTATGAAATTTTACACGCATGCTCAACAACGAGGCGATAAAATCTATGTTCGTGGTTATGATAATGGTAAGCGTGTAGCTCATGTGGTAAGTTATAAGCCGTATATGTTCCTTCCTAAGCAGGATGGATTCTACAGAACACTAGACGGTAAGTCCGTAGATAAAATGTCGTTCGACTCAATTGGTGATGCCAAAGACTTCATGGAGAAGTATGATGGAGTCGCGAACATGGATATCTATGGACTTACCGCATTCACATACACATATCTCTATGATGCATATCCTGGTGATATTCAATATGATCCATCAATTGTTTCAATTGTTAGTATTGACATTGAGTGCGCAGCTGATGAGGGGTTTCCTAACATTCAGAAGGCAGACAAAGAGATAACAGCTATCACTCTGCGTAAGAATGGTAAGAGCATTGTGTTTGGATGTGGTGAGTATGTTGAGCATACACCAGACATTAAGTATATCCGTTGTAAGAATGAACATGAGCTACTTGCTAAGTTTTTGCAGGTATGGAATCATGACAGCTGGAAACCAGACATTGTAACTGGTTGGAACATTGAGTTCTTTGACATTCCATATACTGTTAATAGAATTAAGCAGCTGCTTGGTGATACAGAAGCAAAAAAACTTTCTCCTTGGAAAATCCTTGATGAACGTGAGGTAGAGTTCAAGGGTAAGAAGAACCAGAGCTATAATCCAGTTGGTATTGCTGTATTGGATTACTATCAGTTGTATCGCAAGTTCAGCTTTGGTAATCAGGAATCATATAAGCTTGATTACATTGCCCAGCTAGAACTTGGTGAAAAGAAAATTGATTACTCTGAGTATGGTAATCTACTGTCATTATATAAGAACAACTTTCAAAAGTTTATTGAATACAATATCCATGATTGCGTGCTTGTTGATAAGCTCGAAGAAAAGCTCAAGTTTATTGAGCAGGTAATGGCATTAGCCTATGACGCCAAGGTAAACTATAATGATACCATGACAACTGTGCGTCCATGGGATGTAATCATTCACAACTATCTGCTTGATCGTCGCATTGTTATTCCTCAGTTTACCCCCTCTAAGGAAGAGTTTGAGTTGGTTGGTGGTCACGTTAAGGATGTAAAGCCTGGTCTGAGTAAGTGGGTTGTATCATTTGACTTGAACAGTCTTTATCCACATTTGATCATGCAGTATAATATTAGTCCTGAAACATTTGTTACACGGTTGCCTGGTTTTCAGTCAATTGATACGTTGCTTAATGGATCATTTACACATAACTGTGAGCATGCCATTGCTGCTAATGGTTGTATCTATCGTAAGGATAAGCAGGGGTTTCTGCCTGCCTTGATGGAAACAATGTATAATGACCGTACCAAGTACAAGAAACTGATGATCGAGGCCAAGAAACGCTATGAAGTTACTAAGTCTCGTGAAGATGAGATGTTGATTGCTCGATATCACAATATGCAAATGGCCAAAAAAATTCAGTTGAACTCTGCTTACGGTGCGCTCGGTAATCGTTACTTCCGTTGGTTTAATTTCAACAATGCTGAATCAATCACCATGTCTGGTCAGTTGTCTATTCGTTGGATCGAGAAAAAGGTAAATGAATATCTAAACAAGATGATGAAAACTGATGTTGATTATATCATTGCATCTGATACAGATTCTATCTATGTTACAATGGAAAACATGGTAAAGCTGTTGAACACTGATGATGATATGTTCATTGTTGGTGCGCTTGATTCATTCTGTGAACAAAAGCTCCAGCCATATATTGATAAGTGCTATCAAGAGCTGGCAGATATGATGAACGCATATCAGCAGAAGATGCAGATGAAGCGTGAAACTATTGCTAACAAGGGCATCTGGAAAGCAAAGAAGATGTATATTCTCAATGCTTGGAACGTTGAGGGTGTGCAGTATGATAAGCCTAAGCTGAAGGTTCAAGGTATTGAATCAGTAAGATCATCAACACCAGCAGCGTGTCGTGAAACATTGAAGAAGTGTTTTGAAATTATTATGAATCAGGATGAAGCAGCATTACAGAAGTTCATTTCTGATTTTCGTATTGAGTTTATGACACTGCCATTTGAAGATGTAGCATTTCCCAGAGGCGTTAAAAACCTCAAGGAATACAAAGATGCTGCATCTATCTATAAAAAAGGAACACCGATACAAGTAAAGTCTGCTTTGCTTTTCAATAAAATCGTCTCGGAAAAGAAACTATCGTTTCTTCAACCTATCTCTGATGGCGATAAAATTAAGTTCGCATATCTAAAGCTTCCTAATCCTATTCGAGATACTGTCATTGCCAATGCTGATCAGTTGCCTCTTGATATGAAGCTGGATAAGTACATTGATAGAGACATACAGTTTAGCAAAGCATTTCTTGAACCTTTGAAGTCGATTACTGAGGCAATTGGTTGGGAGGTAGAACAAATATCAACACTAGAGGATTTCTTTTCATGAATGAAGAACACGATTTCGGTTTTTCTTTTGCCGATACATCAGAGGTCAAGGATAAGGTACAGGGATTGAGAGATATGATTATGCCTCTACTAAACAATCTTATGAAGAACCCTGAAAAGGACACAATTGTCTGGCCAGATAGAGAAAAGAAAATTAAAGCATTTATTAAGAAAATGGACACATACATTAATAGTTGACAAATATATGAATATAAGCTATACTAATAATATTAGAAGGAGAACAATATGTCACTTAAAGATCGTTTGATTAAAAATTCTACAATTGATTTGACTGCCAGTCTTACAGATAGTAAGATTTTCACCAAGAAGGATATGATTCCTACATCAGTTCCAATGATCAACGTTGCTTTGTCTGGTTCAGTAGATGGTGGTATCACTCCTGGTCTCACCATGCTTGCTGGTCCATCTAAGCACTTCAAGACTGGTTTCGCTCTTCTCCTTGCTTCCGCTTACCTTAAGAAATATCCCGATGGCATTATCTTATTTTATGATTCTGAGTTTGGTACTCCTCAGTCTTATTTTCAAACGTTTGGTATTCCTTTCGATTCTGTTGTGCATACACCTATTACTGATGTCGAAGAACTAAAGTTCGATATTATGCAGCAGATGAAGGAGTTAGGGCGTGAAGATCATGTAATGATTGTTATTGACTCGATCGGCAACCTTGCTTCTAAGAAGGAAGTTGATGATGCTCTTGATGGTAAAAGCGTCGCGGATATGACTCGTGCTAAGCAGCTCAAGTCGCTCTTCCGTATGATCACACCTCATCTGTCTCTTAAAGATATTCCTATGGTTGTGATAAATCATACCTATAAGGAAATTGGTCTTTACCCCAAGGATATCGTTGGTGGTGGTACTGGCTCGTACTATGGTTCAGATAATATTTGGATTCTTGGTCGCCAGCAAGAGAAGGATGCTGATGGTATTTCTGGTTATCACTTCGTAATCAACGTGGAGAAGTCTCGTTATGTCAGAGAAAAGTCCAAAATTCCAATTACCGTTTCTTTTGAAGGTGGTATTAATCGTTGGTCAGGTCTCCTTGATGTCGCTCTCGACGGTGGTTATATTGTTAAGCCAAAGAATGGATGGTATGCAACAGTCGATAAGGAAACTGGA